TTGGCACAGATGTAATGCGTGATCATTTCCATAAGAACATTTGGGTACATAGTCTTATGAAGCGAGCAAATAACCCTTCTAAGAATTATGTCATCAGTGATGTACGATTTTCAAATGAAGTTGATGTTATTCTAAGTCAGCAGGGACAAATTTGGGAAATACAACGCCCCCCGCTGCCAATTTGGTATAGCGAACAATTCAATAGTTATGAAGAACTTAGGCTGTATATGACAGTATATCATCCTGAAATTCATAGCAGTGAATGGGAATGGCGGTTGGTAAAACGCAATCATATTATTCGTAATGTTGGATCTTTACAGGATCTTAAGAATAAAGTTTCAGCAATTATATCCCAATAGAACCCTTACAAACACCCTGGTTTTAGAGTAAACCGCTAAATATTGATAACCTACTAAAAGGATATCATGATATGGCAAACAGTTTAGTTTCTCCGGGTGTGCAAGTTACAGTTATCGATGAGAGCAATTATGCTCCCACTGCTGTTGGTACAATCCCTCTAATTGTAATGGCAACAGCCCAAGATAAATTAAATGCTGCTGGTTCAGTAGCAGATGGTACTACAAAAGAAAATGCCGGTAAGGTTTATAATATAAGTGACCAGAGATCACTTGTTAACTTATTTGGTCTACCTAACTTCCCAACTAATTCTAGTGGTAACAGAATGTATGGCGATGAACGTAGTGAATATGGTCTATGGACTGCACATAACGTTCTTGGTACTATTAGCAGTGCATATGTTATTCGAGCAGATGTTGATTTAGATCAACTTGCTCCCAGTGCAACAAGACCAACAACGGCTGCTGCTGGTGGAACATTGTGGCTTAATGCTGCAATTAGCCGTTTTGGTGTTTTCGAATGGAATGCAGACAATGAAAAGTTTGTTCAGAAAACTGTAAAGTATCTAACTAATACAGCAACTGAAATTATTTCAGATCGTCCTAGAAGAGCAATTGGAAACCTAGGTGACTATGTTATTGTAGGTACATTATCAACTAATCCTCTTTGGTATAAAGCATATAATGGTGATTGGGTACAAGTTGGCGAAACAATTGTACGTCCAGGAAATACTGTTTCTTGGTACCAATCTAATCCAACAGTCACTGCATCTAATGCATTAGTATCAATTATTACTCCGGGTAATACTATTATTATTAACGGCACCACTGTTACAGCAAGTGGTGCATCTGATGTTTCATTGGTAAACGACATTAATGCTGCTACTATTTTAGGTGTAACTGCTGCAATACTTCCATCGACAAAGCAGTTAGCACTTTTTGCATCTACAACAGCAAAAAGCAATGGCTCTATTACTGATGGACAAATAACTATTGCAGCAGGATCAGGAACTCCTGGCATTTTATCAAGACTAGGAATTGTGGCTGGCAATTATGCAGGATTAACTACTCAGTTTAGTAAGCATAGTACAGTTCCACAATGGAAGAGTTTCAATGATACTCCTCGTCCTACCGGATCAATTTGGATCAAGACTACAAATTATAACTATGGTGCAAATCTTGCAACATATCGTCGTAATGCAGTATCTAATTCATGGGATTTAGTTCCAAACTTACTTTATGCTAACGATTGGGAAGCACTTGCATCTCTTGACCCTACTAGAGGCGGATTGGGCATTGCAAAAAATAGTTTGTATACACAATATGCTGTAGACGGTTTAACTAGTTTCACAGGGTTAGATATTATTAATAGAGGCGTAGTCAATTACAAGGTACTAGTACGTAATGCTACTGGACCAACTACAGTAACTGGGCTTGTTGCAAATCCAACATTAACTGCTGCTGATTCTTTTACTATTCAAGCAAGTCAAATTGGATCAACTACACTCACTGATTCTGTAGAAATTGCTGTTGGTCAAAATAGTTCAATAGTAAGTGTGTCAGGTGTCTCACAAGAAATTAACACAGCCCCGGAATTACAAGGGCTAGTAACATCGAGTGTTACTGCAACAGGTAAGATAGTATTAACACATAATGCAGGTGGTGTAATTCTGATAAAAGAAAAAATCAACACTCCACTAGATGACATGGGTATTACAACTGATATTTCACAAATTCGTTTAGGAATCAGTAGTCAATTAATTGTAAGTAACTGGGTTGATATTGCTGAAGGTGGAATTATTCAGCAAAATTATGAACCAACAGCAGTTCCATCAGATGGCGTACTATGGTATCCAAATCATGTTGAAGCAGACATTCTCGTTAATTCAAATAATGAATGGAGAGGCTACAGAAATGTAGGAGTTGATGCACGTGGATATAATCTTAGTGATACAGATCCAATGGGCCCAATTTTTAGTCCTAGTAAGCCAACACAGCAGCAAACTGATCCAGATACTGGAGCAGGCGGTGGAGCACTAGTTTATGGTGATCTATGGATTGATACTGGAGATTTGGAAAACTATCCAATGTTATGGCGTTGGGAAAGTTTACAAGGAACTGACCAATGGGTTCAACTAGATACTACAAGTTCGTCAGATGAAAATGGTGTATTATTTGCAGATGCACGTTGGGACACTGACGGGTCTTCAGATATTTTCTTAGATGATGTTCCTCTTATCAGTGACATGCTATTAAGCGATTATACTGATCTCGATGTGCCTGATCCACAGTTATATCCACCAGGATGCTTACTATTCAATACACGTCGTAGTACATTCAATGTTAAGAAGTATGTAAAGAATTACTTTATTGTACAAGATTTCCCAAATGTTTCTCTTCCAGCAGTTGCAGCAACTTGGCAGAGTTACAGTGGTGCAAATTATAACAATGTTCCATTCTTTGGTCGCAAAGCCGTACGAAATGTTGTTGTAAGTGCAATGAAGGAAGCAGTGGATCTAAGTGTTGAATTGCTTGAAGATGCAAGACCATTCAACTTACTATGTGCTCCTGGTTACACAGAAATGCTTGTTACATTAAAAGAACTAAACGACAATCGTCGTAATACTGGTTTCGTAATTGGTGAAGTTCCAATGGGACTTGCAGCAGATACTACTACTGTTGAAAATTATCTAATTGATGCATTAGGTTCTGGTACTTCTGGTGAAGATGGACTAACAGTTGCCGATTCTTATACTGCTGTGTTCTATCCAGGTGCCGCAACTGTTAATGCACTAGATGGTGTTGGATCTGTTGTAGTACCAATGAGTTCTCTAATACTTCGCACAATGATCCGTAGTGATCAGAACAGCGAAATTTGGTTTGCTCCTGCTGGAAGTAAGAGAGGTATAGTTGATGCAATTGCAATTGGTTATGTAGATCGCCAAAATGGTAATGCATTTATACGTACTGGTACACCACAAGGAATGCGTGATCTTCTATATAGAAATAATGTAAATCCTGTAACTTACTTCCCACAACTTGGATATCTAAATTACGGAAACCATACACGTCAGAAGGATGCTACAGCACTTGATCGTATCAATGTTGCACGTTTAGTTGCTTACCTACGTGGAAGACTAGAACAGATTGTTCGTCCATTGGTATTTGAGCCCAATGACAAACTTACTAGAGATACTGCAAAGGCAATTTGCGACTCATTATTGAATGATGTTTCAAGTCGTCGTGGTGTGTATGATTATTTGGTAATTTGCGATAGAACTAATAATTCAGATTCGCAGATTGATCGTAATGAATTACACATTGATATTGCAATTGAACCAGTTAAGTCTGTAGAGTTCATTTACATTCCTGTTAGAGTTAAGGCTACTGGTCAACTCAGAAACGGTAATCTTAGCCCATCATTACCAACAGGTTAATAAAAATATAATAGAGGCCCTACGGGGCCTCTATTCATGATAGGCCCTTGAAAAAATATTAGTCAAAGACTATAAATAATTACAACAGGAGATAACGATGGCTGTTGCATCTTTATTAAAAATGACAGTCCCACTAGATGGGGATACAGGTAATAACACTCAGGGCTTATTGATGCCTAAGTTGAAATATCGCTTTAGAGTCACTTTCATTGGCTTTGGCGTTTCAAACCCAACTTCAGAGCTATCGAAGCAAGTAATGGACTTTACTCGTCCAAACTTGAACTTCAACCCAATTACACTTGATGTTTATAATAGCAAAATGTACTTGCAAGGAAAGCCAGAATGGCAACCTGTAACATTAAATCTTCGTGATGATGTTAACGGTGCAGTCTCACTTCTAGTTGGAGAACAGATTCAAAAGCAGTTTGACTTTGCTGAACAAGCAAGTGCATTTGCTGGCATTGACTATAAGTTTACAACAAGATTTGAAGTACTTGATGGCGCCAATGGTGCTATTAACGGTAGTATTTTAGAAACTTGGGAATTGTACGGTTGCTTTGTTAGTGAAGTTAACTATAACAATTTCGATTATAAAGATAACGAACCAGCCACTATTACAATGACACTTCGTTATGATAATGCTCTACAGACACCATTAGGTACTGGTGTTGGTACATTTGTTGGTAGACCTGCTATCACTACTGCTGCCGCAACCGGCTAAGGTTAGCAATGGCTACTAGTGGTTCAAGTACTTGGACACCAATTGGGCGTGACCCAAATCAAAATGGATACGTGCGGGATTTTAGACATGCCGCACGTATTTTTCGTAGTAACGATTTTTCCAGAACACCTAAATCAAAATTCTCGTTTTATGTCAGAATTATTACAAATCCACTTGCTGAGAATTCAAGAGGAAAAGTAAAAGATCCATTAGATAAAAATGAATTAAACTATCTAGTAAAAAATGTTGAACTTCCTAAATTTGAAATTGAAGTCAATGATTTAAATCAATATAATAGAAAAGTTATTATACAAAAACAAATCAAATTTAACCCAATAACAATTAAATTTCATGACGATAATATTGGTGCTTTAAGAAAATTTTGGCAAAGTTATTATTCATTTTACTATAATGATGGCGTTTATACAGATGCCAAATATAAAGTTGATGATAAATATCTATCTAGATCCACCGAGAATAGTAGTAATAAATGGGGATATGATACAGGTGTGAAAGCACACTATCTAGATAAGATTGAAATTTATAGTATGTATCATACTGATAAGACTCAAATAATAACTTTAGAAAATCCTATTATCAGCGCATTTACTCACGATACACACGATTATAGTGAAGGCCAGGGTCTTATGGAATCTTCAATGACATTTCATTATACTGGTGTAATATATGGAAATGAGCCTGTAAATGCAAAACAAGATATACCTGGTTTTGGTTTAGTGTCAGACGCAACATATGATACAGATCCAAGTCCACTAACATTTGGTAATGATCCAAATACAAATGTTGATCCAAAAACTGGACAGAAATATATAGGAACAGCCACTAACGATATTTACAAATCAAGTCTTACTGACTACGTCTACTCTCCTTTAACTCAGCAGCAAGCATTTAATCAAAATCCTGCTAAAGCAAATATTATAAGCAACTCTCAGATAAAATCAATGGGAAATTCAGTTAATCTAAATCAAAATAATATTTCAGGTACTGTGTTTCCTAATACAACTACAAAACAGGCTGCTACATCAGAATATGGTTCTGTTAATATTACAAATTATGATGGTACTATTGCCGATAGTAATGGTGAATCTATATATACTCCAGGGCAAGTAGGAAGTTTGTATCAGGTTGATACCTGGGAATATAATCTATATCTCAAAGGATATTCTCAGACACAAATTAGTGCAGCAGATCAATATATTTTTAGTTTAGGGGTTGTTGCAGGTCAAGTAATTAATTATCAACAAATTGCTGAACAGTTCATATTAAACCCAACTAATGTTGATTATAATTATCAACAAAAATACAATGTTCAAACTTCAATAGATTTTAACGATCCTAATTCAACAAAACAAGCAGTTTATAATGGTGGCGGCTGGCAAATTATTTTAAGTCAAAAAGGATATTCTGCAGGAGAAATCCTATTAGCACAGAATTATTTGAATTCAATTAAATTAAGTGCTACGGCTGCTATAGCAGAAATTGCAGAGAAGTATATTCTAAATAATAAAAGTTTTATGGCACCTGGAACCAATGGAACTGGAATCAATCCTTATATTTGATTAAATACAGTATGGCTTTAAGTTTACCAGATAACACTACATCAACTCAAAAATATTTCAATTCCTTAGATGGAATTCAGTATAATATTGATCCTCATGTTTATGATCAAGTTTATAATTTTTTTAGAGCAAGAGCAACATCAGATATTGCAGCACAAGAGATGACACAATATTTGATTATTATGACTCATAATAATCAACTAAATCCTATAAATTTATTGCCCGATCTTGCAAATAACAATGTAACCGATGTCAAAACATTAATAATTACTTTCTTTAACACTGTTAGAGACTCCTATAGTAAATTAGGATTTACAAATATAACAAATACTAATTACTGGGTAGATAGGAATATTATTGCGTGAGCAAATACTCGCAAGGAAAATTTGCAATAAAAAATCCTGAAAAGTATACAGGAAAATCTACCCCAACTTATCGCAGTAGTTGGGAATGGGCCTTTATGAATTTCTGTGACAATCATCCAAATGTAATACATTGGGCAAGTGAATCAATTCATATACCTTATTTCAATCCATTTACTAACAAAAATACAATATATGTTCCTGACTTCTTTGTTGTTTATCAAGATAAGAATGGCAAACAACGTGCAGAATTAGTTGAAATTAAACCCAGTGGCGAAGTAATGGAAACTGTTGGCAAAAGCCAGCGTAACCAAGCAATGGCAGTTTTAAATAAATTTAAATGGGATGCAGCTCGAGCGTGGTGTGCAAGTCAGGGTATTACCTTCAGAGTAATAACAGAAGCAGACATGTTCCATAACCCTAAAAAGACACGAAAATTTAAAACAAGATAACTATTTGTATGACTAAAAAACTTGAAGAATTATTCGATCTACCTCAAATTACAACTGAAGATGTAACTAAAGAAGACATCAAAAACGCATTGACATTTGCAGATCAAATTGAATCAACTTTACCTACAGAACCCGAAAACAAAACAGATTTTGAGTTAGATGATATCACTAACAAAGCAATGGAAAGTTTTGAAAACTTAATGAGTTTGGGCATGAATGTTGAAGCACGTTTTAGTGCTCCTATATTTGACAGCGCAAGTAAGATGTTAGGTCATGCTGTTACTGCTAAACTAGGTAAAGCACAAAAGAAACTTAAAGAAACTGAACTTAAAATGCGTTTAATGAAGCAACAAGCAGATAAAAAAGATGATGATAACACTGTTCCAATTGAAGCAAGAGTTTGGGATAGAAACGAACTTATCAAAAATTTTAAACAGCAATAAATATAGTATAAAGGTATTACCAAGATGAGAGCTTTTAAAGACTATCTTACCGAAAGCGCGAAACAATATATGTTCCGTGTTAGACTTGCTTGTGACTGCGACCTGGCTAAGTTAAAATTGGCATTAGAAAAATTTGATGTTTCTAGTGTAAGTGAGCCAAAGCGTTTGCCAATTACTCAAAAGGCATATGGCTTTGATCATTTAGAATATCCAGAAGTTAAAATTGTTGATGTTACAACAAATTATCCTTGTACCCCAACAGAAATGTCTGCTGTGTTCAATGAAATTGGAGTTAATCCTAGTTTAGTTATGGTAACAACTGCAAATCAGGAAGTGTTAGTTGCTCCAATTGCTTCTGAAGCAGGTGAAGGCAAAGCAATACTTGATAAAGATCTACCAAAAAGCACCTACCCACAAATGCTGGCTGATCTTGAAACAGCATTGGCAAAGAAAGAGCCTAAGTATCAATATACATATGCTGCAAAAGATAAGACCTCAACTGGTAAAACTACTAACGACATTGAACAAGGTAAAACAAGCCCCGTTGGTTCAAAACAGAATAAAATACCTGACCCCTACAAGAGATAAGGAATCTAAACCATGCAAATGATTGATGTATTAACAAAGTTAAGAGAGATTGCTAGTCGCAGTCCAGAAGAAATTGGCCGTGCTATTGCTGCTGCTGAAAAAATGAGTGGTACTCCTGTTACTGAAGAAATGACTGAAAAGCAAAAGAAGTTTTTTGGTGGTGGTAAAAAGGATGACGACAAGGACGGCGAGAAGAAGACTGAGTCAAAGAACAAGAAGCCCGATGCTGATGGCGACGGTGTTCCAGACTGGGCAGACAAGAAGCCTGGCAAGGATGACAACGAAGACAAGAAGAAGGTCGACGAAGACATCTCCATTACACTAAGTGGTAGTGATGCTGTACTTGCTGAGATTCTAAAGCTTGCTGGTCAGATCGGCGCTAAGACTACTAAAGGTCCAGAACCAATGGGCGGACCAACACCTCCACCACCATCCCCAATGGGGGGACCTGGTCCAATGGGCGGACTTGGCGGCCCACCTCCACTGCCTAAGCCAATGGGAATGCCTTCCTCAGGACCGATCCCAAGTTTAGCAAGTATGGTAGGCGATGAACCTGGTATGGGAGATGGCCCAGATATGGATTTTGATATGGGCGGCCCTGGCGGCATAGATGATCTTGATGGCGGAATGGACGATGACATTCTAGATGATTCGTTTGATGCAACAACTACACCATCACCTAAGGTAATGGGTATAGGTGCTGCTATTCCATCGGGCAATGATCTTTCAAAACCTAAGATGACTGCCCCAAGAGTGTCACCGGGTGATAATCCACTAAGCACTGCTGTATCATTTGACTAATAAGGAATCGTCCCTATGGACTTTCGTAAGTATATTTTAGAAACAGAACGTTTTATGGAAGCTCCAGTTACCGGGGACGATTTTGATTTTCAAATTAATGATCAATTAAGTATTGAATGTCAAATTGTAGAACACACTAATAACACATTTGTTATTGGATTAGATCAAAAAGCATGGGACCTTCTTAAAGAAGCAGAACTTGTCAATGAAGCCGAGACATGTACAGAGTGCGGCATGGGTACAATGTATAATGTTAGCGAAGGCATGCGTTGTGATGAATGTGGGTATACAATGGCAATGGAAGCGGCGCCAGTACATCTTATGAGAGCATATGATATAGACTTACATCACGATATGGGCGATGGCTACTGGATTGGTAGTGATACACATGATAGTGGCGATAATCGTAAAGTAACTTATTCTCTTTACAAATTAGAAGATCCCGCCGGGGCGAATGATAAATTTGCAAATGCATGGCGCGATGTAGGACATCTAGATGTAAGTCCTTATCGCGTAGAAAAAGTACAAATTTTGGCTGCTGCTGCTAAGTTAAAAATTAATGATATGGCAAAGAAAGCAACTCCCGAGAGTATTTTTACAGAAGCAGAATACCATGGTAAATCAGTTACACTTGGTAAACCATCATCGGGCGATGTTAAGAAGTATAAAGTGTATGTCCGTGATCCTAAGACTGGCAACACAAAGAAAGTAAACTTTGGCGACAAAAAGATGAGCATTAAACGTGATAATCCAACACGTCGCAAAAGTTTTCGTGCTAGACATAACTGTTCTGATAAAAAAGATCGTACTAGTGCTGGATACTGGAGTTGCCGTATGTGGAGCAACACACCAGTAAGCACGATCCTAAAGGGAAAATAATGAGGCTATTTGAATTTAGCAAAAGCCTCGAGAATCAGCAGGACCCAAACGATCCTCATAGCGGTAGTTCTCCAAAGATGGGCGAACTTCATGACGAAGTTAAAAGTACACTAAATCCAAGTTTAGTTTTTACTGATATGGACCCTGGATATGATTTCTATAAATTTATGATGCAAGCAGCAGCAAGTCCAAATGATATTCCTGTTGATAGTTTATTAAAAGCAATACCATTGTCAATGCCATACACAAAAGAAGATGAGGATATGTTACATCACGCATTAAAGCGTATGGGTAAGAAACATAAACATATAACTCCTCATGCAAGTTCTGAACCCAATGCAACCCACAATAAAAGTCCTGTTGCAAAGATTAAGAAAAACAAGTACGGGGTTTAAAATGCGTGCCAAAGAATTTATTCCCGAATCAGAAACTCCGTTAAGAGACGATGTAAAAAACGCTCAGCATACTGTACATCGTATGCGTGATGTTGGTGGATATGACAGAGTTTATCATATGAATCGTATTATGATGGCATCAGCAATGGCAGACGGAAAAAGCACTGATGCAGTAGATGTTCCTGTATCTAGTTGGAGTGAAAAGTACAATACTGCACATCCGTATACTGATGCAGAATACAATATGGTCAAAGCAGCATTAAACACAATTCCAAGCGAACATAATGTGGTAAGCAGTGATAAACAAAGTAAAGAATTAGATAGTGTACATAAAGCAAGTCCTGTACCACAAAATAGCGGGAAGAAAATTAAAAGGCGCTCATGAAGCAATATCGAATAACAACTACAAATTATGTTTCAGATGAATCAACATTAAGTCCCGACGATCCGATACATGAAATGATTGCTGCTCAATATATGGATGGATTAAATTCTGTTACAAGAATGAGTGAACGTAAAGCACAAGTAGCAGCAGAAGCAGAAGCAACAAAAGAACCTTTAATGAAATATGCACAAGAGTATGGGATTAAACCAGGTACACCGGCCTGGTATGCTTTGCATGGAACAAATTCAACTAGAAAAAGATCTAAGTGAATGGATCAACAAACTTTTAAAAGAATGGCTATGGTTGCAGGCGGAAATGCATACCTATCTAAAAATTTTAAATTGCCTTCTTCAAACGAACCTTTAAAGTTATATAATAGAGAGATGTCAATTATAGAAAAAACTGTTGATAACAGTTTAAATGATTTATTTGATGATCAGCGAACACTGGCAATTTTAGTTTTTAATAAAGGTCATATAATATACGAAAAATATAGAAAACCTGTTAATGAAACTTGCCCTATTTTTTCTTGGTCAATGAGCAAAACTTTAGTTGGACTTACCTTAGGATACTTGTTGCACGAAGGAAAAATACTAAACTTAGATCATCCTGCAAAAATGTACTCAAAAGAGTTAGAAGGTACTGTATATGGAGAATCTTCTATAAAAAATTTACTAAGGATGAGTAGTGGCGTTGGCAGAAGTATTACTGATGGTAATCAACGACAGCATGAATGGAATCATATGAAAGATGGCTTATATTCTACCATCGAGCATCTTCATCAATTTCCAAATAAAGAACTAGAAACTGGTAAACAATTTAACTATAGTGGAACTGATACCGAAGCAATTTGTAATGTCATCGACAATAATGGTGGATTTTTAAATTATTTTCAAAAATATATATGGGAGCCTGCAAAAACAGAAAATGCAGGGTATTGGATGTTTGAGAAAGATAATAGAGTAATTGCACAAGCAGGATTTAGTGCAACAGCAAGGGACTGGCTCAGAATAGGTCTTCATACTATTAGAGAACTTAATAGTACAAATGAAATTATTAGAAATTATATGAATGAAGCAACATCGAAACAGATCAACAATAACTACGATGATGAATTTGGATTTAACAGAACTTTAAAATACTATGGGTATCAAACCTGGGTTGGTGATTTTGGACCAACACCTTCTTATTGGTTTACAGGAGGCGGCGGTCTAAGATTAGGTATAGATCCCATAAAAGAAACAATAATGTATGTTGGTGCATATGATTGCAAATCACCATACATTATTAATATCTATAAAATATTCAATGAATTACAAAATTTAAGTTAAGAACTGTACCCAACTTGGATGACGTATGTCATATACATGACTTTTACGTCGAGAACTTAAATGCCAATAATCAGGTTTAAACGGTTCTCTAATTGGTTTTTGAAAATTATCTTTCTTTTGCTGATTGCAAGGTACACAAGCAGCAACACAGTTCTCCCAATTAGTTCGACCGCCTTTGGCACGAGGTATAACATGATCAATGGTCAATTCATGATGTTCGCATGTTTCGGCGCAATACTGACATTGATAAAGATCACGCAAATACATATTAGTTCGACTAAATCGAACTCCGCGTTTAAAAGCATGAAAATCTTTAGTAACAGCCAAAGCAGGAACCTTAAGAGTCATACTTGGACTATGTACTTCCCAGTCATCATAATATTCAATAATTTGTATCTTATCCATAAATTGGAGCTTAATAGCCTGCTGCCAATCTATGACTGAAAGAGGCAACCAGCTAAGCGGCTGCCAGTTTGCATTAAGAATTAATGTTGCTGACATTGTTTATATTTACCTATTGAATTCTACTATATATTCAATTAAATATTCTGTCAACTAAGTATTATTGATGAGATATCTAGTTTGGTCACCGGGAAGATCTGGCAGCATTTTGGTTTCAATGATTATAAAATCCACTATGGAAGATCAAAACTTCTTAGTGTTATATAATCATAATAATGAAAAAATAATAGATGAAACATTTGGAATTGTACATTGTCATAACCATAAATGCTTCATTGATAATCTTAAGAAATATACATCAATTGCTGTAGTCAGAAATATCTTTGATAGTACCATAAGTGCATTAATTAGTAAAGAAACAAATGTATGGACTATTAGAAGCGATGATGAATTAGAGAAATATAAAAAGGATATCAAAACAAAAATATTTGAAATTAATGTCAACGAGTTTTGTAAATTAGCCAAACATCAAGATCTTCAATACACTAAAGTTTTAAGTAATATTAATAATATTGATTTGATCATCAATTATGAAAATATTAAAGATAATTTTTCAATTTTAACAACAGCATTAAATTTAAATTCAATGTCAGAAAATTTTGAAAAAAGTTCCCCTAAAAAAACTCCAATTGATAAAATAAAACAAGTAAGCAATTATTCTGAATTGCTAGATGCATACAAGACTCTTTATATAAAAAATAATTTTTAAATTTGGATACATAATTATACATGAATGTTGATAACTTAATCAAAAAGCCATATGCCAAATCTTCATACACTGGTATACAGATGCAGGAATTGTTAAGTTGTGTAGATCCTGCAACGGGCCCTATGTATTTCTTAGAGAATTTTTTCTACATACAGCACCCATTAAGAGGTCGTATACAGTTTATTCCATTTGATTATCAAATTGAACTAATTGCAAACTATCATAATAATCGCTTTAGTATCAATATGCTGGGTCGTCAAATGGGGAAAACTACTTGTGCTGCTGGTTACTTACTTTGGTTTGCTATGTTTATTCCTGACAGCACGATATTAATTGCTGCTCACAAATATACTGGCGCACAAGAAATTATGCAACGTATCCGCTATGCTTACGAAAGTGTGCCTGACTTTATTCGCTGTGGTGTTACAAGTTATAATAAAGGTAGTATTGAATTTGACAATGGATCTCGTATTGTAAGTGCTACAACAACTGAAACTACTGGTCGTGGTATGAGTATTTCATTACTATATTGCGACGAGTTTGCTTTCGTCCGACCAACAATTGCTCGTGAATTTTGGACATCAATTAGTCCTACATCATCAACAGGTGGTAAAGCAATTGTAACATCGACTCCAAACAGTGACGAAGATCAATTTGCCACCATTTGGAAAGTTGCCAATCAAAAGTTTGATGAGTTTGGCAATGAAACTAAGTTAGGTAAGAATGGGTTTGCTCCGATCATGTTCCCGTGGGATAGACATCCAGAGCGTGATCAACCTTGGGCAGATCAAGAACGTGCTAGTATTGGTGAAGATAGATTCAGTCGTGAGCATGAATGTAGATTTATTATCTTTGATGAGACATTAGTTGCACCAAATAAATTAGCAGTTATGGAAGGCACTAATCCCATTGAAAAACAAGGACAGGTTAGATGGTATGAGAAACCTATTAAAAATCACATATATGCTGTCGCCCTTGATCCTAGTCTGGGTACTGGCGGCGACTATGCTGCTATACAAGTATGGGATCTTACTACAATGAAACAAGTTGCTGAATGGCAACATAATTTAACAGTAATACAACGTCAAGTTGCTATTATGAGTGAAATTTGCAAGTATATTGCAGAAGAAACAGATGATCCTGCAAACTTGTATTACAGTGTAGAAAATAACACAATTGGAGAAGCAGCACTAAACGCCATTCAAGATATTGGCGAAGACAAGATTCCTGGTAACTTCTTAAGCGAACCTAGAAATGGTGCAGTAAGACATCGTAAAGGATTTAATACAAGTCATAAGAGTAAAATTGCAGCCTGTGCTAAAATGAAATTATGGATTGAACAAGATCGAATGACGGTAAACAGCAAAAGTCTTATCAGTGAGTTAAAGAACTTTGTTGCTTCGGGCAATACATATAAGGCTAAAATTGGCGAACATGACGATTTAGTTATGTCAACGATTCTAATTGTTAGAATGTCTATAATGTTACGTCAATATGACTCAGATTTAAGCGATAATTTAACTGATGCGTTGGAAGATGTTATTGAACCGATGCCATTTATGATAATTTAACAAATATGAATCGTTTATAGATTCACTGAAAAAACTAAATACAGTATGGCCGGCATAGAACAAGCAGCAAACGACTTATTTTTCAAATTGCGTAATCGCTTCCCAAAAATCAAAATGGGAGACGAGGATAGCAGTTCAACGACTAATCCTCACGATGCAAGATTTTTTAATTTTGATTTTGAATTAGATGAAATTAAATTTGGTAATATTACTGCCAGTTTGGTTGATAATGAAAATTTAAAGATCTATTTTAGTCAAGATATTACAAAATATATGGATGACGATGAGAAAAAACAGTGGTACGCTTTCTTAAAAGAAATAAGAAAGTTTGCTAAAGGGCATTTGCTGGGGTTGGATGTTAGAGACATCTCAAAAGATATTCTTACTCATGAGGATTTAAAATTCGTGTCAAATCAAAACAAAGAAAAGTCCCAAATTGGCGAAAGCAAAGTATATTGGGCACGTCGTGGCAAGGTCAGCGAAGGCAACCTCAACAACGTAAAAATTCATGTTGTTCATAGTGAACGTATGGAAGAAAACACCAATAATAGACTATTGCGTGTTGACAGAATTTTCCTTGTGAATGAATCAGGGGAGCGTTTCCTATTACCATTCAAAAGCGTAATGGCTGCTAAGGCAATGGCTAATCATGTTGGCAGAGGCGGAACTCCTTATGATAACAGTGGCAGACTTATTAGCAATGCTGTAAATGAAATGATGAATCTTCGTCGTTTTGCTAGTGCTACACGTCGTAAGACATTTGAAAGCGAAGATGCTGTAAATGTCATTCAAGCCGCAGCAATAATTAAAGAAAGCATTAAGCGTAGTTTGTTCCGTATGGCTAACAACAGTCGCTTTGATGAAAATATGGAAGACTTAGGTAAGATTTTGGCAGAACAAGATGACGTTGATGATATTAAACCAATGTTTGTTCAACAGGTGTACAATGAGAATTTAGATAATTGGATCAATAGCGCCGCAAAGGCATATAAGCAATATAAAGGCAATATTATGGAAGCACTTAAAGAATCCGCTGGCACTGTTGCCCAAAAGTTAAAAGATCCAAATTGGAAGATGGTACTTAAGGATGATCCATCGGAAGACAGATTAATTGCCAGCAGCAAGTATACAGACGGTAAGGCATTGTTGCGTCGTGTGTTGGGTACAGTAGCAGATCGTATTGGCTTAGAAGATAGCGAAGTTGCAAATTGGGCAAGTCAAATCGGTCAGGATTTAGAAGACGGCAAGGCCTCAAAAGAAGACATGCAAATTGCTCTTCAGTTGGCAAAGCGTTATCAAGATGATTTAAAGCAGATCATGAGTAATCCAGATATGGGCAAAGAACTTCGTGTTGCAGCATTTGGAAAGAAAAAAGATCTATATGGCAAAGTAAAAGATGAAAGCGAACAGTTTGAGGACTGGGTTGACGATATTGGCGAAGGCGAAGAAGCAGATATGATAGATCATATCGACGCAGATGAAGAAGGAATGGGCCAAATGAAAGTAAATGAAGTTGACATTGAAGAAACTCCAATGGATAGAATTAGAGAACGTGCTTCAACAAGAAAAGTTACAACTACTCCAGCAGAGCGTGTAGCAGAAAGAGTTTCTGCTCGTTCAGACGGTACTACTCCAACTGATCGTGTAAGCGAGAGAGTTTCTGCTAGACACCCGATGACAAAAGTCAGTGAGAGGGTAGCAGCAAGAGCAAATCAAGGCGAAGAAGTTGTTTCTGAAGTTGAAGATGATATGGAAGAAGGTAACGAATTCTCCGGCGCATTAGCAAAGGCAAAAGCAGCACATCAAGATGAATTTGAAGTTGATGGTAAAGAATATCCTGTTAAAGAAGGTGAAATGAGTCGTGCTGCTAAAGGTCATGAAAAGTACGGCAAAGAAGGCATGCAGGCTCTTGCTAAGGCAGGTAAAGAAGGCAAAGATCTAGACAAAATTAGAGACAAATACAACAAGTATGATGATAATGTAGACGAAGGTCGTGAAGTAAACCCAATGAATGATAGTTTGGCTCTTATGCGTAAACTAGCTGGCTTAAGATAAGGAAATATATTATGAGTGACACACTAAACTTAATGAGAAAATTAGCCGGCTTGTCTGAAATGGGTGAGCCAACAATGGAAGCACCTGGGGCAGACCCAACTATGGTTGCTGGTAATATTAAGCAGTATGCTGAAGATTTACACGCAGTTATTCAAGGCGGAAGAGCACCTCAAATTCTTCAATTAGTTCAGCAAATTGAAAACGGACTTAATGTTATTAAGCAGGCTTATAGCGGCCCACGTTAATATAGACTTAAAGAACAAAATATATTAAATTAGCAACATGCCTGAACAACATGTTGCTTTTTTATTGACTCTATATCGGCGATCATGTATAAATAACTATGACGTTGAGAGTAGTTGCTCACAACGATCAGGCAAAACAAAGGAAAAACATTATGGCTTCATTGGCAGAAATTAGAGCAAAACTAGCAGAGATGGAAAACCGCGGTAGCGGTAACAACTCAAATTCTAACAGAGATAACTCTGTTTTCCCTCACTGGAACATCCCAGAGGGATCAACCGCAAGAATCCGCTTCCTCCCAGATGGTGACGACAAGAACATGTTCTTTTGGGTAGAACGTGCAATGATTCGTCTCCCATTCAGTGGTATTAAAGGACAGCCTGGCAGCAAGCCAGTTATTGTACAGGTTCCATGCATGGAAATGTACAATGAGACTTGTCCAATACTTACAGAAGTACGTACATGGTTTAAGGACAAGAGCCTTGAAGACATGGGTCGTAAGTATTGGAAGAAGCGTTCTTATCTATTCCAGGGCTTTGTACGTGAATCAACTTCAATTGAAGATTCAACCCCTGAGAACCCAATTCGCAGGTTTGTAGTGTCCCCCAGCATTTATCCTGTGATTACAGCAGTGTTGAAGGACACTGAGGTAGAAGAGATGCCTACTGATTATGATCGTGGTTTGGATTTCTCCATTACCAAGACTACGAAAGGTCAGTATGCAGACTATAGCACTAGCAAGTGGGCTCG